CCATGAAGTTACCCACCAGCAGGCAGGCAGAAAGAACCTATTTTGTATCACCTTGTACATATAAACTAGGCTTATCTATCTTGCTTAAAATATAAGCTAAACTTATCATTTCAATATATAAATATTTTCTAATTTTACTTGACAAAACATTTTGCGAGTCTCAATTTTTTAAAACTGTCTCAAATTGAGACTGACTAAGTATTTATACTTAGTCGATAAAATATAAGCTCAACTTATCATTTAAGCTTGATTCATAAGCCAAAAACTAAAATTTTAAAATATAGCTTTTTTAAGGTTAGTAGCTTTTCAAGAGTAGCCTGAGAGTACTCTCAGAGGCCGTCAGAGAGGCCGAAGTAGCCTTCTAGTACTATCACACCAAAAACATTTTTAAGTACTGTTACAGCCGATTTTCGCTGTAATCGCTTGATATGACTAGGCCGTTTTTGTAGTACTCTAGTACTACTTTTGCATTGCCAATAAAAAAGGCCGTTAAGCCATTAAAAAACGGCCTGTAAAGGCCGTTTAAATCGTTTTTAAGAGTGATTAAAAGTATATGTCTATTATCTCTCTAAATTCTTCCCCACCTTCCACTAACTGTTTAGGTGTAATAGTTGAGAGATAACTGGAAGACTTAAAAGCATTAATAAAAGCGTGTCTATTGTCTCTAGTTACGTCTTCGGGATGTTGACCAAGCATTAAGTCAGAGAATACCCAAAAAGCCTTTTCAACATTGTCTTCCGTGCGGTTTAAAAGCCGTGCATAAGTACCGGCATAAGTTGTAAACCAGTTGTGCGCTTCGGTTAATAATTCCTCTCTTGTAAAGTCCATGATAAAAAATAATGATAGTTGATAAAAAAGGTTTACTTTGTTTGATATGCGCTTGCAGTATCAATAATTAGTTTAATGCTGTAAAGTCCAGCGAACAAAATTAAAGCTTCCATAAATTTAAAGTAGTAGCATATTAGTATTATAAGCATAAAAAAAACGGCCTGTAAAGGCCGTTAAAAAATTATTTAATAGTTGTTTGAAATCAGTTAAAAATTGCCTTGATTAACTTCTTAAAGAAACTAATTTTATTGCAGATTTTTTTTAATTCCATCTCTTGTTCCTCTAAGTATTCCATATAGAATATTGATTCAGTATCCGAGGAATTAAGCCTATCAGGTAAAGAAAGTTGATTAAACATAATAATTAAATAAATAAAGGTGAAACTGTTTGCTCTTGAATTAATACGGAATCCTGATTGAAAATCATTTTGTAATCTTCGGCAATCCTGATTAATTGCTTTATTTCGTCAGTTATTACTGTCAAAATGTAGGTCTTTTCCCTTTCACCTTTCCAAGATCCGAGAGCGGTTTCAACTGTATAACCAGTAAAGACAGAATCAACTTGTTTTAAAAAGGTTAACCATTCTTGATTAGATACAGTACCGCCTGATGGCTTATTTGTACCTAGAAAAACTTGATAAGTTTTAGACATGATAAAGATAAGTAATAATAATTACTCTTTAAAAATATCTAATGATTAGTATTAAAGTAGTACTTCTTAACATTTATTAACAATTAAAAAAAATTAAGCTTTTTGTGGTATATTTATTATGTAATATTTATATCTTTTAATTGTATCATTTATCACATCAAAATGTAACATGATGAATAGTACAAATGTACTGTAACAAATTATACAAAGAAATTTTGTGAAAAAAAATAGGCTTGAAAAAGCCTATGTGAAAAAGTTAGCGAGTCTCCGAGTCTCCGAGTCTCCGAGTCTCCGAGTCTCCGAGTCTCCGAGTCTCCGAGTCTCCGAGTCTCTAACTCATAACTGTAAAGCCCGATCTAAAAGGAAAAACAGTATCTTGTAAACGGTCTGATATAAACCACTCAAAATTCTTTTGAAATACACCTAGACCAAAAGCAAATTCATCTAATAAGGCGTTAAGTCTTGATTTTGTAGTATTAGACTGCCAGCCACCATCGTAAATAGTGATTTGTCTTAATGGATGGTTATAACAGCCTATTAGGTTGTTATGTAGGTAGATTTGAGACTCTATACCATCAGCAGAAGTTCTTACTACAGTATTCCCTTTAGAAAAATATTTTTTTTGAACTCTGATAGCGTGGTTCATTTCTTTTTCGATTTGTCTCATAGCATTTAAAGATAAAGAATAAATAGACTTGTTTGCCTATGAACCTAATATAGCCATATTTTTTGACCTATTAGTATTGTAACAGTACTTCTTAACATTCTGTAACAATTAAGATTTAGAAAATAATTCTAATTGATTATTTTTTACTGTATTAATGCCTGCCTGCGAGTCTCCGCCTATTTGCGAGTCTTCCGAGTCTCCCAAGTCCTCCATGAAAACATAGGTACAATAATCTCCACCCATATTAGAAGGCATATAACTGGGTGGGCATAACTCTAAGTACTGATTATCTAGAACATCAATACAATAAGTAAGTTCCAAGTCTTCTAGAATTTCATCAATAATTTCTTTTTCGCCATCTTCTAGACCTGACTCATCAGCATACATAATATAAGTAGCCCAATAAATCGGTAGGTCAATTTTTACTTCAGTTAGCTTGTTTAAATCTTTCATTAAATTTCATCTCCAAATTTGTTAAATGTTTTATTTATGTCTGGAATAAATAATTTTCCAGTATCTTTAAGCTTATCGAGAGTTTCAATAAACCAAACATTATTTACATAATGCTGATAAGGACTTAAATTTAGATCCTTATAGTATTTTTCTGAAAATTTCATTGATTAAAGCTCCTCAATTTTGACGAGATAGTACTCGTATTCTTCGATCTCTTTGTATTCTTCTTCAGATACAGTAAAAGGACTATGTTGTACTGTATAGTCAATTCGGTGTTGGACTTCTTCAGTAATCCAATCTTCCATCTCGCTATGAAAGGCGAAATATTTTACAGTTGGTTTTGAGTCCATCTCGTTACAGGGATAAGTAACTTTGTACTTAGGTTCAAATTCAATAGCATCCATAATTACACCTCGTAGTAGCTAGGAAGTTCTCTAATAAAACTTTCATTATTAGTATGCTCTTCATCAAATTTTATTTTTTCACCATATTTTTCTTTGTATGCTTTTAATAAAATTGGTGCATCACAATCCTCTTCAAGATATGCGCTTGTTTCGGTGTAGTTAATGTAAGAAAATTCTGAAATTTTATTAGAGATATTTAACTCTTGCAATAATTCAATAGGTACTTCCAACCACCCATGAGCAGGGTCAGTATGAAAAGTGTAAGTAAAACGATTAAAGTGATACATGATAAAAGATAGTTGCTTGAACACTTCAAATATAGCTTAGATTTATAGCTTATTAGTATTATTACAGTATTCTGTAACAATACTTAACAATAAGAAAAAGAGCTAATTTTACTTAGCTCTTACTAACCCTTTTGTGTGTGTGATCGCTTGCCTGCGAGTCTCTTAGCGAGTGCCTGCAAGTCTTTAACCCTCTTCTACTAAGTGAGTTAATTTCATAACCTGTAAACCAGTATCGTCAGTAAAGAAAAAATTACCGAGATATTGTTTTTCAGCTTGCTCAATAATTGCATGACATCTATCAGCAATTTCTTGATGATTTTCGGCCATACGTCTTTCTACTTTTTGGTAGAGAGATCGTTCTGTTCCGAATGGTGTTTCGTGAATGATGTAATAATCAGTCATCTTAGTACCTCCTCGAAGTTGTAAGTTGTTTCTAAAATGTTCCGTACTCTCTCTCTGTCTATTGAGTCTCCATCTCCCCAAGTCCAAGTTGACTCAGGATTATCTAAAAACAATTCATAATCTTTTATTGCTTTTTTGATGTCAGCTTTTGTAAGTCTTTGCCCTGTTACCATCTGGTGTAGGGGATAAATAGCATCATAAGAACCATAAAAGCTATAGACGTAATCTATAAATTCTTGTTTTTGTGAAGTTAAGATAGTGGTCATTTGATAAAGATAGTTTGTTGAACACCCTCAATATAGCTCATATTTTTGCTTATTAGTATTATTACAGTATTTCTTAACATTCTGTAACAATAAAAAAAGAGGGGTTTATCACTCCCCTCTAGGTACTATCTTTATATGCCACCCTGTTTGTGTGCCTGCGAGTCTCCGTGCGAGTCTCTACTAGCCATAAACTAGGGTGTTATAGGTTGTTATCTGTAATATAGAATCTGCTATTGAAGCGTCTATAAGTCCTAAGTCATCAGTTGCAAAAGCTTGAAATATCTCGCCACAATCATGCTTGTTTAGATTTGTTTTTCCTGAGATTATATTTTCTATAGCTGTTAAAACATCTTTAACTTTAAATTGGTGTTTATCATCTTCTATATCTTCTACCGTTATAGGACTATCAAGAGTTAATTCTTTAAGCCATATACAACAACCTTCATGCTCGTAATCTTGACCTGACTTGATGTATGTAACACCATCATCAGCTTCTTCTACTTCAATATTGCCTATAGTCACATCTGTAGCCCAATAGTTTGAGCCTTGACCCATAGTGCAGAATAAATCTCTAAGGTTTTCTAAAGTAATGTCAAATTCATAGTTGACTTTACAAGTAAATTTTTGTTCGATTGTTTTAGTCATTGTCTTATCTCCTACCATGATGTGCGAAACACATGACCATCTTGTATTGAATAATCCCAAGATAAGCCATCTTCCCAAGTTTCTTCCCAATCTATTTTTATCCATGTTGGTAAGTCATTTGGGATGTAACCACATTCTTCGCAAATATTCTGTGCAAAATCAGCACCGCTATCCCATTGACCATGATAATTTTCTTCAAGAAATTCTATATCAGCCATCTGAAAAATTTTTAACCATGCTTCTACTTTTGAGCTATCTTCCTCTACAAGCTCAAAATAAATTCTTCCACAATCGTTAAATGCTTCTTCTCCATATTGTTTTATATAATCAAGAAGCTCGTTTTCTGTAAGATCATAAGATTCTTGTAGCTCATCAATAAGCTCTAAAGTTTCTTGTGATAGTTGTTGAGTTGAGTTAGCCATAAAATTAAAGATAGAAAATAAAAGTTAGTCAGGCTTGCCTGATATTTATACAATAGCAAATTATAGTACTATTGTGGTAGTTTGTTACATTTGTTAACAATTATTAGTGGGCTTACACTTTGAGTCATAATCTCATAATTAAAAACCTTATCGTTTTAACTATGCTAGTTAAATCTTGTAGTCATCTAATGACTTAATAAGGGGGATTGAAAACAAAGATGCCACTAAGTTAACTTGACTTCTTAATACCTAAAGCCTTGTATTCAGCTTCAAGTTGATCGTCACTAATTTCTTGATTAAACCAAGCGTTTTCAATGATGGCTCTTCTTTCGGCCTTTATCTCTTTTAGTGTCTTAGGTTGTTTCATAGCTTTGAATAAAACATAAGGTGAACTAATAGGGTTAGGGTAGGTCATTATGACCCACCTAACCTTTTATAACCGCCACTACCCATCTGTCTAGATAAGCCTACGTTACCGCCTGCTGATCGCCCTGCTGAACTGCCAGAACCGCCTTGTTTAAAACTAGAACTTGCATACAACTTAGGATACTTTTCTTTTTTGTAAGCCCTAATAATTTCTTTTTCTGTATTGTTTTTCTTTTGAACAGCAAGAGCAGATTGATTAACAGTTTTACTATCAAGCTGTAACTGTCTACCATTCTCTTCTTCTTCTTTTTTCATCTCATAAAAGCGACTAGCAACTTTGTTTGCCCAAGCTTTTCTAAAACTATTTCGGTGTGATGAACCCATCATTGCAACTTGAAATGGATCTTCCTTGCAATGCTTTGCCCAATCATCTTCTAAAGCCTGTAAGAGATAGTCAGTATAAACCTCAATCTCGATTTGACTCTTTCGTGAGCTAAAAACCTCAAAATGTCTAGTAATTGTACGCTTGTAACCATAACCGCTATAGTCAGCGTCATCAAAAGAATAAACAACTGAGCCATTGTAGAATCTAGCAACCGCACCTAATATTGTTGCTGTAGCTGGGTCTATACGCTTATAAGGCTGACCGTATCTAAATGAGATAGCTTCGATCTCTTCATCAACAGTAGACATATCTAACTGTTGTTCTAGCTGTTCTCTAGTGATACCTCTAGCTTGTAATTGTTGCTCTAGCTTTTCTTCTGCTAGTTTAGCTTCATGTGGATTTGATGAAGCTGTTAGTCCTAATATTTTAGATAGAACTGATAATGATCTTGCCATGTGATAAAGATAGGTAAATTTGTTTACATACTTAATATATCAAGTAGTTGCTACTAATGTGATACTTTGTTACATTTATTTACATTTAGCTGTTCTCTGTTTCCTGACTCTCTAATTCTGCAACTGTAAAAGGATCTAAAAATTTTTCTAAAGTAATAATTTGATCTTGAATATATTTTAAATCTTTATTTAGTTCAAATCTTCTGGCAGTAATACCACTAGACGGATATTGAGCTAGTAAACGATCAAGAGTTTCTCTAGCTTCTTTTAAGGCTAATAATATTTCAGACATTAATTAAACTCCTTGTAACGTGGATAAGAGACAGTTACATTATTTGTTTTATATGTCATAGTCTCAACAGGAAAACCAGCAAAATTAAATATTTGATTTAATAGATCATTTTCATCTTTAGCTTTCCATCTACCTATACATCTTTGATTTAAGACATAAACTTCTTTGTCAGAGAGCATCCATTCTGGATCTCCATCACCCATTTCAGTTGTATAAAGTTCAATGTCAGTAATGTGGTATTTATTCATCTTCTTCTTCCTCTTCCTCTACACAAAATCGAACATACTCTATTCCTTCGCATGGACTGTTAACAAATTCAGCATCAAGTTTATGCTCGTTGATAAAGTCAGTAATTAATTTTACTACTACAGATCGTGGGTAGTAATTGTATTCTTTGTTAGACATTTTAAATTCTCCTAAAGATAAAGGTTATAGATATGCCTAGAACAAATTAGAAGGCTGTTCTAGGCGATTGTGAGTGGACTAAATTAGACCACTACATAAATTTTTTCAATATAAGGGCAATCTTGCTTAGATTCTAAACAAGTTATATTGCCAGCGTAATCTGCTGACCAACCCTCTGCTTTTGATATGTCATAAAGATGAACACATAATTTTTGCTCACCAGCTTTTTTGAATTTAAACATATGCTTCCAAGATTGCTTGAAATACTTGCCAGCACGATAAGCTAGAACATAGTTATCATCATCTGAGCCTTGCGCCCAAGAAGAACCACCACCGCTTGTAAAAATAATTGCAAGCTTAGTTGCTTTGTCTGTTTTCGATAAAGTTTTAGACATAAAAGATAGTAAATAAATTACATATTCAATATAGCAACTATAAGTATCAATATGCTACTCTGTAACAATTTGTAACAATTAATAGTGGGCTTACATAGAATGTGTGCGTATGCGACCTAAAGGTCTAGCCACCTAATGCCACTATGCCTATGCCTGCGAGTCTTCCGAGTCTTGCAAGTCTCCCAAGTCTTTAACATTTAAAACTTTTACAGGACTCATAAAGAAACCATCATCAACAGTATTTAGAACAACATTTTCTAATAATGGATCTCCTGATGGGCAAATCTCCTCATCTTCTGTATCTACTTCTACAAGTAGTGTCACTTCAATTTGTTTAATCATTGTCTCTTCTCTCCTGTTCTTCTCTGTTTTCTCTAAGCATATCGGCTACAGTCTGTAAGCCTAAATCTTCGGCCAAGTCCTCAATCTCTTGAGCTTCTAATGGGTGACTACAAATGTTATCTAATGACCTCCAATGAGCATCATTGAATAAAGTCCATAAATGATTGTCGTTCATTCTTCTCCCTCCTCATACTTAAGAGCATTATCAGAAAATTCTTGTATTCTCTCAATAACCTCCTCGAAAGCAAAATCACGATTTATAGCATTATCGCCAAAAGCAATTTCATAAATCTCTTCAATGAATTGATCTTTATTCATTCTTCCTCCTCCTCGTCATAATCAAATTCTTCTTCTTTAAGTTCTAACTCTCCAATAGAAGATTCTCTTATAAGATCAATAACATCAACAAGTGCATCTGAAAATTGCTCGTTATTACTTAGATCAGGTGCATCATAACAAGACGCATATTGATAGATAGCCTTATCTATGTATTCATAAAGTTTCATTGTTTAGTCCTCCTTAACTTTTGATAAGAACCCTAACTCTTCATCTAACTTGTCAAATTCAGAATGAAATTTATGGTGTAAAACCATAAAATTATTTTCTGCTTTAACAACTTTTGAACAAAGTTTTTCGATTTTGACTATATGTTCTTGAGTTTCTTGAACAATAGGGTGATCTAAATCCATTTCCTCAAAATGAATATATGCAATTTGTTTTTTGTCAAAAGCTTTTCTTAACTTTTTAACAGCTTGCACCCTTTGATTAAAGGCTTTATCTAAATCAATAGATAATTTATCTAATAATTTTTGTCTTGAGTTTTGTTTAGCCATTGTTTAGTCCTCCTTTGTTTGTATAAGATCAGCGTTTATAAGGTCTTGAAGTGTACGACCATAACAACCTTGAAGCCATGTATAAGCTTTGGTGTCATATATAAGTTGAAAAAGATTAATTGTCTCCTCTCCATTAAGATTGCCTTCCTCGAACTCGACAATTAATTCTCCTAGAAGTGGTGTATGTGTCATTACGCTACCTCCTGACCAATAATTGATTCTTTTACTCTGTCTTCTAGGTTGCCTAAAAAGTCATCTTCATTATGTATGTATTGACAAACATGATCGTAACCTTTTGCTCTTCTAGCTTCATAATCTAAGCCAGACCAACCTTCCGAGTTTTCTAACTCTTTGTTTTTTTCAATCTGATCTTTTTCTGCTTGTGTATAATCACTATCAAGTTTTTTAATAGCAATATGTGTTTCGCAATAAAAGTATCTAAGACCTTCAGATAATAGAATTGTAACTAAATCATTTAGCCTTCTACCATCTGCTCTTGCTACTCTGACAAGATCACGATAGATGTCGTCAGGAAAGTTTAATGTAATTTGCTTTGTCATTGTGCTACCTCCTCTGCACAACAAGGGCAGTCTGGTGGTGTAATCACATCTCCTTGTATCATCGCTACAAGAAATAGAATTGCTAATTCTGATGCTGGCCTTTCATTATTCATAAGTAATGAAACACTATGATCTAGAAAGTCTATTCTGTCATTGTGAACAATAACAGTTGTCTCAAAACTGTCTTCTTCCTCGTAAGGAATTTGCGTAAATAAAAGACCAAACTCTCCAGTATCTTTACTTACACCTGTCATAGGTTTATAGTCTGCAATATCTAAGCCTGCACAATCAAGACCTACTGTCAGATGATCCATGAAAATTTGTATGTTTGTTGGTAGTTTTGTGTTTGTCATTTTTAATACTCCTCTGGAAATAGAACTACTGTGTTGCAATAATCTTGCTCGGAAAACTGAGTCAAGTCCATATCGTCTTTAGTAAGACCATAGCCTGATGTAATAATCCAAATAGTTTTGTTATCTTGCAATTTATAAACAGAATGTAATCTGCCACCATTGCTTTGTCTGACTACCTCATTGTTAGTCTTTGCATCTTCTGGTTCTAGATCGCCCCAATCTCCACTTGCATGAAGCATCATTTTTGATCTAATGTCTTGTTCTCTTTCGGAACTAAATAATTGATACTCGTTAACAGCTTGAGAAAAAGCTAATGTGCCGAGTAATTTTCTTTTAGGTTTAACTGTAACTGTCATTGATAAAGATAAAGATAAAGTACATTCTTAATGTACAGGATAATTTAGTACTTGTCTAGTACTATGTTACAAAATCGTAACAATTAATTCTGGCTATCTTGAAATAGCTGGTCAATAGCTTTTTCTAATAGCTGACTTGCTAAGACACTATGTTGTACAGGGTCAGTCTTAACTCCCCCATGCAAGTCCCAAGTCCTCCCACATGTAGGGCAAGCCTTGTATTTGTAGCCATTAGCAAGTGCTTTTAATTTAGTTAAAGTAGATTCCTCTATTCGGCAATTAACTTGTTGCCTTTGATTTGACATAGTTGATAAAATATAAACTACTGTTATAATACTCGATACTTACTTAGTAGTCAACCTACCAAGTCTTTCTCCACACATCTTTTATTGCCGTAGCCCAACTAGGTGCTAATGATGTTCTGCCAATTTCTTCTTGCAAGTCTTTACTAGAAACTTTTATAACTATTCCGTCTGTAGGATAGCGACTGAATACAAGCGAGTCTTGCCACTTACTATGCAATAGCTTTACATCTTTTACAGCATCTTTTTTTACTTTTATATAACCACATGTATGAAAACCCAAATCTATAAGTTGCTGTAAATTAGATTCTTCTGTACCTTTTCCGTTGAAGATTTGAAATGCACAGAAAGACAATCCATCACCTGTTGGCAATTTTTTTCGCAAAAAACCAGCAGATAGTCTTTGTGAACTAGATGGCACGAGTCCTTGACCGTATAACTCACCCCGAACCTCTAAGAGTCCTTTTGCTTTTATTGTTAACGGCAAATCTTTTACGAGTCTCATGCAATATGTTTTATCAATATTTTTACGAGTCCATGCTTTAACTAATACTCCATCTACATATCTAACAGCTATAGCACAACCATCAATCTTAGGTTGAGCAATCAAAGATGTATTTTTTGGTAGATATGAATACCATTCTGCGAAAGGCAAAGTGCCAAGTCCTGATAACACACACCCCTCATCTACTTTTTTTAGTACTGGGTGATTAGGACTTACGGCTATTAGTGCCTTCTTAATTTCATCAAAATCCTTGTCAGATATTATTGCCCTGCCTGCCCTGTAAAGGTCATTATGATACACAAATTGTTTTGCTAATTCATTTACTGTCGGCATGTTTAAGATAAAGATAATGATACTATTATAGTACTAATTTTATTGTTTAGCAAGTCTTTTTATTTCTTGCGACCAATATTTAAAGGCTTTTTTATCTGCAAAAAATTTAACTCTTTGTCTAAATGTAAATTTACCTTTCTGCGTAGGAATATCTTTAAAAATAAATAATGGCTTAAGGTATGATCTAAATTTTCCAGAACTAGGTGTATGTTCTCTGTAAATACCTTTTTTATATTTACCCCTTCCACTTTTAAAAGCTATAACTCTTGCATCTTGAATTTTTCCATTCTTTTTTGATCTCGCCTTTATTTCTTTATCTCTAGTCTTTGCGAGTCCTATCATTGTATTTGAATAGGTTGATTTTGTAACTCTGCCATTTTTACCTAACTTAATCAAACTGTTACCTCTTACGGCATAAGGATAATCTGCCTTATTAAGAAGATTCCTGTTTCTTAAATATTGTGTAAACAAAGTACCATACGCTTTTGTAGATTTACCACCTATAACGGGATATAGATATTTGCCTGCTGGGTTTCCTTTTTCAATCAAATTTTTTACTCCTACATCAAGAGCCAAGCCACGTTGTTTTGTAAAAGTACTACTAAGAGTGAAAGGAACTGCACTTTTAAATTTTTGTAAGCCATGCCCACCTTTATATGATCTAGCAATCAAACCATTTCTACCTTTTAATTCTTTTCCGAGTCTTGTTAATGCAACTTTGCCTGCAAAATTAGCCTGAGTTTTTTCGTAAGCATTAAATCTTTTTTGTATTTTACTGAAGTCATAAACTAATGGTCTTGCCATTGCGAGTCTTGTTTTTTTGTATGTTAGCAAGTCTTGAGGCGTGAGACTAGGTGTTTATTAGGTGTCTATAGTGTCCTATGTGTGCCGACCCTCCTATAAGAGTTTCCTAAACCGCTATTTTTCCTCTATATATTCCCTATACTCCCCTCTTTCCTTACTTATTATACTTTATAGTAAAAGGTATAGACACTATAGACACAGCTTATATCGCAAGTCCTGACATCGTTTGAAGTGTCCATAGCGTGTACTAACCTCACGCAGAGGTTAAGACACGCTCCGAGTCTCGAATGTAGACCCATCTGCGACAACTCCTACTACCTCTGCGCTTTTTTTCGTATCCTAAATTTTTTAAAATCGTTGCAACTTGCATCTGATCGTATCTGGTTTGTCTTTCAATCGGTTTTTCAATAGCCTCAGATAGTACAAGTTCTGTTGTAAGCTCTCTAGAATAATTTTGTGGTGTATCGCAGAAAGTTTCAATTACAGCTTTCCAAGGTGATTCAATTAAATAATCTAAATTTTCCTCGTTTACTTTTAATTCATTTTCTTTATTTAAGTATGTAGTCTCGCCATTTTTAAAAGCTAAAACTGCGCCTGCCCAAATCTGGTTTCTTTCTTTTTGCAATCCTTCTATATATATTGGATTTTCTATTCCTATATTTTGTCCTAATTTTATAATCCAAAATCTACGATTCCCTGTCTCATCAACTAGGAAACCATCATGTCTGTTTGTACTTCCGACTAAAATTCCTCTTCGAGGAAACTCCTCAGTAACTTTGCCGTAAGGAACTCTAAAAACATCTTTCTCTTGTGATAAAAAAGATTTTATCTCCCCTGCCATTTTTTTAGATGTTACAGCTTCTAGCTCGGCCATCTCACAAATCCAACTTCTATGCAAAATCATAAGCGAGTCTTTTCCGTTAATGTCTCTTAAGCCATCACTAAAAAACTCTCCTCCCAAGACAGACCAAAAAGTTGATTTTCTTGAGCCTTGCTCTCCTAACAAAACACAAGCATTATCAAATTTATGTCCTTCTGGTTTATATGCTCTAGCTACTGCTGCAATCAATGTCTTTTTCAACATATCGTCATAAATAGTTGGCTCTGATAAATGTGCATCTTCGGGTCTTAAGTAAGTACTTGCGAGTCTGTCAATGTATGCTGGTGATTCTGTTTTATAAACTTTATCTAAATAATCAGTTACAGGATTATATTCATATTCTCTAGCAATCTGTACCACACAATCAAATGCTGTATCTTTATTGCATTTGTAACCTTGCCTAGCAAGTTCTAAATAATATCTATCTATAGAAGTTGACCCCTGACAAGGCACTCCATTTAGTTCTATCTGTTGTGTAAATATGTTATATCTAAATGCGTGTTCGCCATTGTCTCTACGAGTCTTTAATAGATTTAATAATTCATTTGCTTCTATTTTTTGTAACTTATCTGAGTGAACTAATGTAGGATTATCTGGACTTTCTGGATTTATAACTTTCATTACTTTTGGTGGCTTGTAACCATGTTGCATTGCCCAGTACCAAAAACTATTAGCTTCTATTTTTTGTCCTCCAGACCTAGCAACTTGATCAAGTCCTCCCCATTCTGGCGAGTGTTCTCTCATAAGCGATATTGCATCAGAAGAACTTTTGCCTGCATCTTCACAAGCTTTTATAAGACCCCATAAGATATTGCGATACATATGATATGTGTTTGAGCCGGGTGTTCTAGGTGGTATGTGTGCGAGTGCTTTTTGTACTGTTGCAAAATCTTCTTTACGATATTCTTTAAAATCTACAGACTCTTTATTTTTCTCATGTTGTTTTTTTGTAGGTAAACATTTCTCTATATCTTTAACTGTATATTTTTTATCTGAAGTAAAAATAATTTTAGTCATACCGCCATGAGTACCATCATCTCTCATATGGAAAGTTCCCGGCAAACGCATAACTCTTGAAGGATTTTTTAAGGCTCTATCTGCATCTGCATAATCTAATAATCTTTCTTGTATAGGTTTCCAAGTCTCTGGTTCTATTGCTTTTTTCAATATCCAATAATTATGGATAGATTTATTGCCGGTATCAATCTGAATTGACGGTTCTGGTAAGCCAAGTTCTTTCCATATAAAAAGTTGCTCTTCTTTAGGCCGATCATCGTGTTCATAAAAAAAGGCTCGGCAACCTGTTATAGAAGAATCTGTATCCTCGCCATCATTAATTACAAGATAGACACCTCTTCCTTCTTCTTGACAATGCTTTATCCAATCACCATTTGCGTTAGATTTTTTACCACGATCTCTTTCTTTCAATGGATGACCTTTTGGAAAAAATGATCTTAATCGAACTTTACGAATATCTTTTCCAAGAAGTTCTAAAAATGACCGCCATTGGCTACGGTCTAACTCAAATGTAGACATAAAGATAATAGGTATTTTTAAAAGCGTTAGTTAACCTTGAGTATTTCTAAGGCATCTCTTACAGTACGAGCTACCCCTGTAATTCCTCCAGCTTTCTTAACAGCTTGAAGCCAATTATGCTGATATTTTGAGAGTTGTCCAGTATTTGTTTTTACTTCGACACTACAAAAAACTGCTAAATCTTTTCCGATCATCTCAGGAGTAATTTTGATAGTTTTAAAACCAATAAGATCAGAACTACCTTTTGCCAATCCAAACTGAACCCATCTCCCTGTTCTAGGATCTGGAAGTTTTCCAGTCTCGTTGCGAAATAAACGTAAGTCAGAATGTTGTCCAAGAGCTAACCTTATATTTTGTTGTAAGACTGTCTCTTGGTTTGACATCTAATAATGTAGTTTTTTCCATAATACATTATTTAAGAGAGAAGTCTGGTTTGTCGGCATTATTGTTTCGTATTAAATCTAGTAAGGCTTGATGGTCTTTTTCAAAACCATCATCCATACGTTCTTGCCTTTGCTCCTCGACCATAGAGCTAAATCTACCTCTATAAAATTTTTCTCTAACAAGATTTCTCAAATACTGACTGGTAGACACACCTTCTTTATTAGCTTCTTTTTTAAGAAACTCAAGCCGATCTGGTTCGAGTTGAAAAATCACTCGAACATATTTCTTGTCTTTAGAGTTCATAATAAGTAGTTGTTTGATGATTCAAGATCCTTTAGCTTACTAAAAGGATCATTCTTTGTAGTATCTAATCTGAGGTCTTTTGTCATCTTACCTCTCATAAATTGATTAGCTGCCAAAGTATAATATTTAAAAGCTATAGCTCCATACATAGTTTCGTTTCTTTCTCTTCTTTTAACTAAATATTCTTTTAATTTGATTGGAGCTATATCTGTTACAGGATTCCACTTTACATTTTCTGAGTAACCGTCAGTTACTAATTGAATCCATAAAGTAGTTCTTTCATATGGAGTCATGTCATATGGAAACTGATATTTATTTTTATACATATTCAATTTTCCAACAGACATTTCTAAAAATATCTTTAATGCACTAGCAAGAGTGTTATTTATGTAACGAGTTTTGTAGAACCCATCTTCTTCTAACTTTTCAAAAAACTTATAATGTTTTCTGTATAGTTCAGCAATAAGTTCATCAAATCTTAAATAACCAAAATTACCTGTACCTGTAAATTTCGCATTAAAATCAGATAAAGCTAATTTAATGATAGAGCAACTTTTTCCGTGCATTGGAGTTCCTCCAACTGATATTCTGTCAGCTTGTGTTCTCTTCTTTCCAGAATCAAAACTTTGAACTGTATTGTGTGGAATATTTCTTATAACAAAGAAAGGGCAAGCAACATTAGCGTTTACTACAGCATTTAATCTGTGTTGTCCATTTACTAATAAATTTTGATCATTAAAAGCAAGACAATCCCAACTTAAATAAAATTTATCATCCAAGATGCTTTGAGTTAATTGCTCAACTGCTCTAGGTGCTGGTCTTCTGTTGTTTTGAAAATTTCTTGAAAGATATTCTTTTGCCTTAGAGGGCGTAATTGTTTCGATGCACACTTGTACATCTTGATAAGGGATAGATGAAGTCATCATTTTTTGTTAATGTAACATCACCATATACGCTCAAATTAGTTCTGTCAAGTAATTAACTGCATAAGACTGCACATATCTGACATCAAAAGCCAAAGTATTTGTCATCATCGTAGTTATTTTTAGGTTTTTGTTTTCTTCTAAGTTCCCATCTTTTTTTAGCCCAGAAGGGTTTATGACCACGTTTTTCTGCAAGTTTATACCAATCTTTTAATGTTTTACATTGCCATTCTTCTCGTTTCTTTCTTTTAACTTGTTCGCTTCTAATAACAGCAATATCGTCTATTTTAATTTTTGCTAGATGTATCTGATTTAAAAATATTTTTGCAATAGATTCTCTTTTGTGTTGAGTATATGGGACTGCACTTCTTTCAGAGAAAATATTATGAAGATTTGCTTTTGTAAATTCTTTCCATTGTTGTTCTGTAAAACATTTTGCATGAGGTGTTGTGTCTTCTAAATTAAATTTATAACCTAATTTCTTTGTATCATCAGACCAAGCATGAAAATAAAATTTTACACCTGTAGATTTTTCTATAAGTGGATCTCCTTGATCTAACATAAGTTCTTTTTTCATTTTTACTAATTCACCATCTTCGTATGTAATTTCTCTTTTTCTTATTTCTTTTTTATGTCCACATACAGGGCAAATTGGTTGAGGTCTATAAACTGCAAAACATTGTTCGCAAGTTTCTACTGCTGGTGCAAGTTCTCCTTTTCTTTTTGTTTTTGCTTTCTGGTGTAGATCAAACTCTCTAATATCATCTACAAATCCATGACGTTTTGTATTACCTACATGATCTAAAACTATTGCAACTTTATTAGGTTCTGGTCTTAAAACTCTACCTACCTGTTGTATATATAAAGCTTCTGATTGTGTGGGTCTAAGTAAGATAGCGACATAACATCCTTCAACGTCAAATCCCTCACTAACGACATCTATAGAAACTAATATTTTTACTTTTCCATCTTTAAAATTATTAACTAATGTTTTTCTATCATCTGAGTTCATTGAACCTGTTATAAGTTCTGCTGTATATCCAGCTTCTTTAAACTTATTAGTTACATATTGTCCATGTTTGACTGATATACAAAATGCTATGGCTGGTTTATTCTGCCCAAGTCTTCGATAATTTTCTACTGCATCGCCAACTATATCAACCTTATCCAACTCATCTTCTACTTCTTTTTTGCTGTAATCACCCCTAATTGTTCTTATTTTGTCTAAATTTAGCTTATTTGGCGGTGCATACACCTCATGTTCTGCTAAATATTTTTGTTCTACAAGTTCTGGAATAGTAGAGCCGATTATAAGATTATCAAATATTTCTCCTAACCCTGCACCTGTCATTCTCATAGGTGTAGCTGTAACACCAAGTCTTTTTGCTTTTTTGTAAAAGTCAAATATCTTACGCCAAGAATTAGCTACTGCGTGATGAGCCTCGTCAATAATTATTAGATTATATTGATCTGGATTGTTAAGTCTATTAATTAAAGTTTGCACCGAGGCGATTTGTACATTACTCTTAGATTCCTTATGGCCTGCTGCAATTATTCCATACTCTACATCTGCCTTAGTTAATTTATCTCCAGCCTGATCTATTAATTCTTTTCGATGTACAAGTATAAGAACATTTGCACCTTTCAACCCAGCAAGTTTTGTTATCTCGGAAAAAATAACAGTCTTGCCTGCACCTGTAGGAAGAGTTAACAAAACAGATTTATGTTTTGTTTGAAAAGATTTCCTTACATTAGAGATCGCTAAATTTTGGTAACCTCTTAGTTGCATAAGGTTGACATTTGTTGTCCTATACTATAATATGTTGTTATATGTGTCAAGTTTATTATGCAATTCAGCTATCAAGAACTCAAAGAAATTCAATCCAAATTAACTAAAGGAGAATGGATTAACAAAGAAGAAGAAGGTAGTATATTGAGAAAAATTGAACAAGCAATTTGGCTATACAAACCACTTAAAAATGATCTAGATCTTGAAGCTGCATATGTTTACGCTTGTAAAATGGAAAATGCTTATGTACAACGTCAAGTAGAAGTACAAGATAATCCTTTGCAATTAAGAGAGGCAAAAAAACAATATAGTAAATGGTATGACAAAGTAAAAGAAATAGAGAAAAAACTAGACGAAAAAGAGCTTAACAATTTAGAGGTATAAAAAATGAAAGACTCTGACAAGATACAAAAAGAAACAAGTGAAGAATTTATAGATAAACTTTTACTTTATGTAAGAACTAATAATTTTGAAGCTTTTTGTTTTGCTGTGAATCGTGGTATGTGGTATTACGGTCAAGCAAAGTTAGCATATTTAATGCACAAAAAATTAATTAAAAAAATTGCTGAATGTGGCGAGTTAGATAACTTCATCAAATGGGGAGAAAAATTTAATGATTTATAAACCACTTGTAATGTCTAACGAAGAGTATCATGGCAAGACCAAGTACGAGTCTTCTTCTACTATTCGTAAAGCTTTAGTTAGTCCTAAAAAATATTTATACGATAAAACTGCTGAAACTGTACCTACTAAAGCTATGGAAGAAGGTACTGCTGTTCATACATTCTTTTTAGAGAATGAATTATTTAAAAACAGATATTGTTATAAACCAAAAGCATTTAATGGTAGGACTAAAGAAGGTAAGCAATGGATGGAAGAGCATGGTCATCTAAATATATTGTCTGCTGAGTGGGAAGAAAACCTTATTCATATGAACCATAGCTTTCTAGCAAGTCCAGCTAAAATGATCTATGACATGGAAGGATTAACAGAATTAAGCTTTTTTAGTGAAGATTTAGGCGGAATAAGGGCAAAATGTAGGCCAGATTGGATTTCTAAGGATAAAAACATAGTTGTTGATCTTAAGACTACACAAGATGCAAGTCCTAAAGGTTTTCAAAAATCTATAGGGCAATTTGGCTACCATATTCAAGCTAGTTGGTATTTGCGAGTCCTTCAAAACTTAGGGTTTGATTCATATGATTTTATATTTATTGCTATAGAAAAAACTGCGCCTTTTTGTGTTGGTGTTTATAGAGCTAGTACAGAAATGCTTGAAGAAGGCAATAAAAAAGTAGATGAAGCTATTGACAAAATATTATGGTGTAAAGAAAACGATTCTTACCCAGACTATACTCCTAACGAAATAGAAACAATCTACTTACCTCCTTGGATGACCAAGAAAAAGGATCAAACGTCATCTAATGAGGAAATTCAACTTTACTAATGAGAAAAGAATTTCCTTACGACCCATACGAAGGCATGGTCTTTTATGACCCAGAAACAGAAAAAACTTGGATGTTTGCTCGTGATGAGTGGGTAGACATCACTTACAAAGACATTACTTATGACATCTGAAATTACTACAACCAATCCAGAGGGAAATTCCTCTATCTATCAAAGCACCGAGTCCTTTGAGTTTGCACAAAGGCAAGCAAAAAGTTTAGCAGATTCAAATCTTGTACCAACACAATATCAAGGTCAACAAGGCTTGCCAAATTGTTTAGTTGCACTTGAGATGAGTAAGAGAATGAATCTTAGTCCTTTAACTGTCATGCAAAATTTAAATGTTATACATGGCAAACCCTCATGGAGTTCTCATTTCATCTCTAGTCAAATAATGGCTTGCGGAAGATTTAAGAACTTTGACTATATAGTTACTGGTAAAGACGATACATTATCTGTACAATGCCAAGCTATAAGGTTAGAAGATAACAAGCTAGTAAAAGGTACAGCAGTTTCTATCAAAATGGCACAAAAAGAAGGTTGGACTAGGAAGAATCCTAAATATCAATCAATGCCAGAAATTATGCTTCGAGCAAGAGCAGCTACTTTTTTTGGTAGGCAATACATCCCTGATCTTTTATTAGGTGTACAAACTAGCGAGGAAGTGATTGATATACAACCTATTGATGTTAGTACAGGTAATGTTGAAATAGTTGCCGAACAACAGGAGGTTAAAGATGACTTCGGATTTTAAAAAAGAATTTTTGACTCCAAGCGAACTTGCTGAAAGATGGCGAGTTCATATTGGTTCTGTTGAAAGATGGAGAAGAGAAGGTAAACCACCTTCTTTCTACACTATTAACGGAAAAATCCTCTATAAGTTGGCTGAGATAGAGGATTTAGAATTAGCCAAACGTCAATCTAATTAATTTTTATCTATGGACTTTAAATTACCGCTTGCAGTTTTCTCACAAACAGAAGAAGACCATAAAAAGCGTTACAAAGAGAACTACGATTCTTCTAAAAACTATCCTAAGTATTCTGGTGTTATGCAGATTACAGAGGCCGACATAATTAAGCTATGTGAGTATGTACAGAAAGCAAAACCAGAACATAGCGACTTTCATGGAGAAGGTGTAGTTACTATTAGAGCTACAGGCTACCTTAACGAAAGTAAGCAAGGTAAAAAATATATTGGTCTAAACTTAGAACCTGACTATAAGACTATGAAAGCTATAGAAGAAGCTGATGCAAATGATTCATTTTCATCACCTACACCTAAAAAACAAGAAGAAGAATTTCCTTTTTAAATATTGGGGCTATGAAGTATTTTTGTAAAGTTTTCGCTTCATGTAAGACCCCTCATTTTTAGTAGATTTTAAGCAAAATTAAGCTAAAATAGGATGAAATTATCCTTATCTATGCCTTTAACATTTAACAGTAAACAAATTGATAAAGTTGTATCTATAGATGATGTTGGAGCTTTATCTAATCCAGAAATTTTATTATTAAAAGATGAATTAATGACTGCTATAAAAAACATGGATGATTATATTAAGAAGTTTAAACAAGAAAAACAAGAAAATTACGATAAAGATTGGCATCAAAAAGTAAGACGCAAACAACAGGTATGCAAAGCTTTTTTATCACAACTTATAAATTTGGATCACGATGAAAGTCTGTTTCGATCTATTTACGATAAACATTTTTCACAAATTATTTTAGAATATATAGACAGAAACGAGTTTAGAAACATCCATGATAAAGCACGTTCACTTGCTATTGCTGAGCTTGAAAAAATAACATGACACCAAAATACACAAACGGTAAAAGAACTTACAGGTCTGAGTTAAAATTACAGAAGCTAAAAGAAAACAGATTAGAAGAATATGCTAAGCAATTAGACAGAGATATTAGAGGTTATGATCATATTGTTCAATATGCAGATAATCATACCGCAAGTCTTCATAGTAATTCGGTTGATGACAATATTAGAACTATAATTGTTAAACATAATTATAAAGTTAATAAAGTAAAAAAAATGCTTGTAAGAGACTTTAGTAAAGAAGAACAGGAGGTAGTAGATAATGAAATTAGAGAACTTTAAAGATAAAGAAGTACTTTCAATGACACCTAATATGGAAGGTGTAACTAGACCTCCTAAAGATAAAAAGACTAAAAAATTTACTTTTATTGTTAAAGGAGTTGGGATTGGAACTGCACCTATGAAAATTTCTACAAATGCAGAAACTCAATCTAAAGCTGTTAAGTATATAAAGGCTAGATGGAAAGATTGTAGTTGCAAATTAATATGACAAACAAAGAAAAAATAGAAGCTGCCAAGAAACGTATAGCAGAACTAAAAAAATTAATTTTGTATTGGCAAAAAGGTAAATCTTGTATATAACACATATCGTTTGTAAAGGACATTTTGGAGTCCAGCCAATATATTATGGTCTTACATATAAATTTAAAGGTTGGTTTTATGACGGAAAAACTGTCTATCTCAGCAGAACATTTGAGACACGATCAGAGGCAAAAGCAGCAGCAGAGAAACTTAGGGCAGATAGTATGTTGCGGTAATCATGTATTTAGGGTTATAAATGGAACAAGATACTGGCTTAGTCCTCCACCTGATGATTACGAGGTATAAATTTAATAATGGCTTCTCTTAGATACCATGCTGGTCGCATGGTTCTTTACGAAGAAGAGCCAACAGTATGGCGAGTTAAGATTAAAACTAAACAAGGCAAATTAAATTTACCACTTAAAGCAAAAGAATTAGAGCCTGCTCTTATAGAAGCAGAATACTTATATGCAGACGCAAGATGTATGAGTAGAGATCATCCTTTGTGTATAGATTGCATACATCATTTAGTTATAAAAGCAGAATGTGGTCTTGGCATGCCAGAAGGTAAAGCTAGTGGGGGAGTTTGGGCCAAGGATTGCGCTTACTTTTGGGAGAAGAAGATATAGGATCTATTTTATCTATATGATCCCCTGCTTGGTTTATTATTTTTACCAGTCTATAATTTTCTTTTGCGAAAGCACTTATAAGATCTGGGATGTCGTTTGGATCTAGAGTTTCTATAACATGTCGTAAAAATACCTCAACATGTAATTCTTCCTCTAACGAAACATCTGCTAAAACCCAAGGTTCAACTTTACGCCTTTTTTTCGCTTGTTTATTAAACCAGTCTGACCAAGGCATTACGAGATTCATTACAAGTCCCTCCAATCACACACTAACGTACTGGTCTAATAAGGCAACAAAGCTATACTTGGCTTAGTTACATTATTATTATGCACACTCAGACTAGAGGCTATGGATCGTCAAAGAAAAAGAAAACTAAAAAAGTAAAAGTTAAATTAGGTAAATAGTTATCTGCCCGGAAATAAAGCTTTTTCTAACATATCGCAAAGTCGGTCATCAACAGTATTATCTGATTTTTTAACCATAGCTCGTACTATATCAAGTGCGAGTTTTTTTATTGCTTTGCCACGGAGAAAAGCAAAAAGAATAGGCTCAATAACTTTAAGCATTGTTTTTGTCATATTGCTAAATTAATAGTAGCTCATACTCCACTTTTGAGCTAAAGACCTCTTCCTATGCCAAGGGGAAGAGGTTTTTTAACGTCTTGGCTTTATCTCTGCAACTGCTAATTCTACTTCTTTAAGCCTATGAAACACTTCTTTCATATCATCGTGCATATCATCTATTTTTGTTGTTAATAATTCAATAGCTGTTGTATTTCGCACAAGATCATCTCTTGATTGTCTACCTCTATAGGATATTGATCCTACAGATACAAAACAAGCTGTAAGTAATGCACCACCTGTTGCTGCTATTACCTCAATCACTTTACGAGTCCTCAATATATGTCTATTATACAGAAAAAGGCTATGGAGAAAGAAAAAATCAAAGATACTCCACAAAAAAATAAACAATTAGAGGATGAGAAACCTGACTATCAGGAGAAAATAACCTTTTTAGTTTCAACTATTGCTCAAGCATTTATATTAACTTGGTGTTTGTTAGTTTTATCTCTTGGATATATAAAATTACCAAATAAACTTTTTGGAATTGATATACCAGATCAACCTCGTGTGGATAGCACCTTCGCAGCAGGGCTTCTTGGAAACATTCTGGGTGGTCTAGGTATTAGTGTTAATGCAGCACAAGGGGCTAAAAAAAAGAAAAAAGAGAATGAAAATGGTATGATTGGTGACTCTGGTGGTGGCACTCAAACTATTATAATTCGTCAACCAATCGAGTTAATAACATCAAAACCTGACGTTGTTAAAGTAGAACCCACAAAACCAAAATTATGAAAAAGTTTCTTCCCTTTTTATTTTTTATATCTGCACCAGTTTATGCAGATATTACCTCGACAATAAGTTCTTCTGTGCAACTTGAGGTTGCAGCACCCGGAACTACGGCAGATCGCATTGGAAATTCTTACTCTGTGTCAGGCACAGGAGTCGAGACTACAGATGGAACAACTGCTGGAAGTCTTGGAGGTCTTGGTACTGTGACTAATGGAGTTAATGCTTATACACCAATTACTGCATCTCAATTAACTGACGGAGAAAGTTTTTCATACACAGTTTCTCACACTACTGGGGACACAATATCTACGAGTCTTACCACAGGAGAAGTCTCACCTTTTGGAGACTTAACAAGTACAAGCGGAGGTACAGTAGGAGATTTAGATGGTTCTGTTGATAATCATGTAATTACAATTAGTGCTGGAGGAGCTGGCACTACAGCTACAGGTTCTTATGTCACATCTGTAACTGTGGACTAATATGACTTATGCAAAAGCTTTTATTTTTATTCTTTATATATGCCTTGCCAGCTAATGCAAATATTGTGCCTAATTTTACGACAGGTACTATGTCTTCAACTACGAATACGCAAACAACAATTACAGAATCAATCACTTCAAAAGACTATAAAACTGGTTATGAATATACGGTTACAGGCACAGGAATTTCGCATGATGGCGGTAGTATGTCCCCTGATGCAACGCAAGTTACAGGTACAGTAGGAGGTCAATCTTATACATGGACAGGAGCAGATATGACAACCAAACCAAATTGGACGCTTACAAATCCAACATCAGGAGATGCCTTTCAATTTACAGAAACATATTCAGCCCCCGGTCTTCAGAACGTCACAACCATAAATCGCACCATCGAAACGGAATCCGTAGTTACCACTACCTCTGTCTTTCAATAGCTTTTTTACCAGCAAGTGCTTTAGCTAATGCTGTCAGTCAAAGTAATAGCGGATCTGTCACTAACCAAAACTGGAATGTAAATAATGGTAGTTTTCATACAAATCAATATGGAGGTGGTGTTGTTTGCCAAGGAGCAATGATGACCATAACTCCGTTTACTACATTTAATACAAACTACAGAAAACCATATCGAGATTATTACACCACACCAGTTTATGACGAGACAGATATTGTTGGCGATTTTGACGATGACGGCAATCCTATAGGAGATGGTACGCCAGACAATCCCGGATCAATACTTTACTATCAACAAAATTATTCTGGTACAAACAAAGATAGTTATGCTCTAGGAACAGGTATAACTTTAAATTTTAGTATTCCTTTAGATAGACAATATACAAAACAATGTAAAGAAGCTGCACAAGTACAAAATGAGATTAACAAACAAAAACTTAAAAACCTTGAACTTGATTGGCATTTTGCAAGACTAAAACATTGCGGAGAAAAACGAATTTCAGGTATTCAATTTACGAAAGACAGTCCATACTACGATTTATGCTCTGATATAGAAATTGTGCCAAAAGCTAATCAAGTTATTCCACATACTCACAAATTAAAGTAGATAAGTTACCAGACCTTAAACTTATCTACAAATAATAATTATAGTTTAATTTTCTAAATAATTTAAGTTTAGAACAAATCTTAATTTTTTATCTGTAGCCCAAACCCCAGCGTGTTCTGTTGTGTTACTAAAAATAACTACACTATTAGCTATTGATCTTACAAAAGTGTCATCTTTAATTTGTGTCCCACCATTATTTGTATTTAAATATAAAATAGCTGTTTTACCTATACCCTCATATGGTGATTTATTTATATCTACATGATATGCACTACGATAATTTTCTTGAGAAGCAACAGTACAATTAGCTCTCATAAAAAGCATCTTTTTAACATTAAGGCATTTATATAATTCTTTAAATTCATCACTCAAATAATGAAACAAATCATGTGTCATTTCAGCATTATGACCTTTTTTATATACATCTAAAGTAAAAAGAACTTCGTGTTTTTTTGTTTTTTGTAAATCACCTTCACCAAAATAATCTATACTTCCATCTGATTCTTGTGGGTGAACAGTATAGTCAAAACATCTATATCCATTATGTTGCATAATAGTTGAAGATAATCTAGAAAATATGTCATTTGGAAGTAAATTATCAATTATTTTCATTTTTTCTTTTTTGTTAGTTTTGTCATAACTTGTTTAACGATTGGTTTTACTAGCTGTAAAATAATTGGAGCAGAAGCACCGACCAAAGCAAGACTAAAAACACCAATAAATTGATTAGCAGAAGGGATATATTGATCTTTGAAAGGTACGTCTTCATAAAGAGTTATACACTCTGTTTTATCTAAGCGATGTCCAACTACAATTTCAAGCTTTTTTTCATTTCTGTAATCACCTCTGCGCTGATCTTTTGGGCCGGGACATTCTGGAATAACAATTTTTTTTTCTTCTTGAGGTAACTCTGGTCTTACTATTGGATTTTCTATTGTTTCATTATTTTCTGTTCTTCTTTCTTGAGTCTTATTTTCTACAATTTCAATCTTTCTTTTATCATATAACATTGGCTGAAATGTAGGCATAGACCCATTAGGGCAAGAAATTACTGTGCCTCTAGGATCGTCATCATATAATGCAGTATTTTTAGGAGAAGCATCTCTGTGATACCTTATACATCCCGGCAATTTTAAAGATGGTGGAGGTACATTTAAAACTTGATATGGAATATGTAATGGTACATTTATTTTTACTTCTGGTATAGAAATATTAGGAATTTCAATCGTAGGCATTTCTAGGAAGATAAACTTCTACATATGCAAAACATTTAGGGCAAGATAAATTTGTGATCATAGAATATTCTGAGTCTTCTAATAAGTCCTCATCACCACCCCAAATCAACTCTGACTTGCAATGCCAACAATTCACTTTTTAAATGGTAATTGTATTGGCTTACCTGTTGTTTTTGGTAAAGCATTGTCAAGAACATCAGGTATAAGTCCTTGTACATTCTCAAGCACCTGATTCATCATTTTTGCCTTAAATTGTTCAGAAGTTACATACTTATATGTAAAGAAACTACCGCCTAAAATTCCCAATACTAAAACAGTAGATAGAATAGAGAGATAGTTACAAATTTTTTGAAACATGAGAGATGCTTTTTCCAAAGCTTTAATACCTGTCACTATTATAACTTTTATGGCTGTTTGTGCATTAGCACCTCTTTATATAACACTTGGCATGATGACAAGAGCTAATGTATCAAGTCAAAAGTAAATTTCTTTTTCCGTCACAAATAGTGTCTGGTGAGATACAAGACTTTGACAAAATACAGCAACCATTAATTGATTGGATTTATAAATACAAAAACAATCATCAAGAATCTGCACGTTTATCAAACGTAGGTGGGTGGCAGTCTGAAAGCAAAGAAATATTTAATGATGAAGGTTTTAAACCTTTTGAAAAAACAATAATAGATTGCATTTTTGAATTATGTTTTGAATATGAATTAATTCATCCATTACAACTAATACAAATGTGGATTAACGTAAATCAACCAAATACTTATAATATAAGTCACAGACATCCCGGCAATACTTTAAGTGGTGTGCTGTGGATAAAACAAACAGCTTCTATGGGTAAATTTGTTTTTGATAATATGGATGTTGGATATAGAGATGCAATGCTTTTAATAAATACAAACAAAGAACATTTAGATAAACACAATATGATAAATGAATTTACCCCAGAATACGAAGACGGAACTATGATGCTATTTCCATCTGGTTTAAGTCATAGAGTTGAAATAAATAAAAGCAAAGAAGATAGAATATCTTTATCGTTTAATCTTTTTTCTTAGTTTTATCTTCTGAAATTTGTTTTTCTGCAAAAGATATTGCTCCTTGTAATTGCAATAATTTTCTTTCGCAATTTGTTGTAACTTCTTTTGCCTCTTGATAGTTTTTTAAGATCTGTTGCTGTTCAGATTTCAATGCAGCGAGTTCTTGTTTTACGTCAAGCATAAAAAAATAAATATAATACTAATATAATACTCTTAAAATATGAGTTATGCAAATTTCAATTATGTGTGTGTTGATCTATTAATGTATTATCTTCTTGGTTTATATTTATTTCTTCATCTGCATGATACCCATGACCAAAAGCTGTTGATATATTAAATGCCAACATAAGCAAAGTCGCAAAAGCAATAAAATTCAAAGTCTTATTTATATCTAATTTCATTATACCTAAGAAGGAACTGTTGGGTAATCAGAATGATTTATGTTATTAGCAAGTTCTTCATATGTAGTAGTTTTGTTAGCTGGCATATCCCTTAAAGATTGTCTATATGTTCTCCATTCAGCTTTCTTTGTATCATTTAAAGGAGAATCATTAGCCTGTGTCCAATCTGTAGTAGCTAATAAAAAATTACGATGTTGTCTAAACATAATTTCATAATCCGACTCAGTATAAACTGGTTCTTTTGTCTTCTCTATATACTTAGCTTTTGCAGCATCCCAATCGGTAAGACATTGGTTATAAGGAGTAATATCTGTGATAGATAAGTTTTCAGTTCCGTCTAAATATTCAACCTCACCTTTGTCGTCATACCATTGAATTGCATTTATATTTGAGTCTAAATAGTCTAAATTATCAACATTGTAACCTTCTCCGTCCTTTATAATTAATTTGTCAAAAGGAATAACTGTTAGCCTCATTGTGTATCCTCCAAAATATTTTCTATATTTACATTATTAAGTTTAGTTGGCCCTTCAATAATCGGCATATCCATACGTCTTACCATTTCATTTCTAAAAGATTCTACAGCAGCACCACTCATCCTTGTGTTTTGTGAATTTTCAATAGCAAGCATAGGAAGCCAAGCTACTGCACAAGCCCATTCTTCTACTTCTTTACCTGTTTGCGGATGATGACCCATTACTTTAGTAAACCATGCACATTTTAAGCCTATACATTCTTGTTTCATAAGTGGACAAAAATCACCATTTTCAACTTTAATCATTAGTCTTTTTGTGCAATGATAACGTCTAAGTATTTAACTGCCAAGTTTATAGCCGTACCAGAGAATGAGTGGTTATGAGCAGAACCAGTAAATGAGTGACTGTGAGCATTAATTGAGTGAGAGTGATTAGGCATTGTATGGTTGTGAGCAGAACCACTAAAACTATGATTGTGAGAATTACTACTTCCTTGATAATTTGTGTAATGTAAATCGTAGTTTGCGTAACCATTTGTACCACCAACATACATAGAAGAAGGGTAACGTGTCTGGCCTTGAGCAATAGTTCCATAATGACCATTTACCATGTCGTGAATACATCTTGTACCTCCAATGTGCCTGTGCTGTGGCATACGACTTGTATTCAATGTATGGTTGCCGACTGAACCACCTTGCGTTCTATTATTAGTAGAATAGCTGGTTTTATTATTTGTATTATTTCCTCCGTTTGCGATTGAACCGCCTTGTGTTTGGTTAGCTACTGACCCAGAAACACCTTGACTTGCAAAAGCAGATGTGAAGTTTACTGATCCGCCAGAACTAGCAGAGCCAGAAACTACTCGTAATGCTCTTTGGTTTGTGTCACTTGTATCTTTAGTCCAACCAGTAGGAGCTGATGTCTGCTGAAATATCATGCGAGTTCCTGATGGAAACCCACCAGCAGTAGCTCCATCTTCTACGTTTAAAAATGCTCTGACAGCAGCAGCAGTTCCAGACCTGTGATAATCACTACCTG